TCACTCGATATTGTAGCTAAGTTAACTGTTTCAGCAGAGCTCATAAACGAAAAGCCGCTACGTCTGTTTTTTAAATAACACATACCATAGCAGCGATCGTCAGCTTTACAAGCCTCCCAAAATATAAAAAATATTCTATTAGCTTCTCTGAAGTCTGGAGCTCCAACATCTATTTTGCTCCACTGAAGATACATGTAGTGACTACCTGTTATATAAGTAGGTTCTCCATTATTTATAAACCAGTAGCCTTCGTCTCTACGTTTAAACTCTTCGTCTATAAAATCATACCACTTATCCTTGCTTTCTTCTGGATAAGCTCTCCAGTCAAATATACTTTTAAGCTTGCTTAGTTCTTTTGGGTACTCTATTTTTTGCCACCTGTCGTTGTGCATGTGCACTGTTTGCGGTTTAGATGGCAACCCAATTCGCAAACCTTGAATCTCCAATACTTGTCCAATGCGTCCAGTTTTAGAGATAACCACGATATCATGTTCTTTATTATATCCATATTTCCATTTTTTAGATTTATTAAGACGACTTATAGTAGTCTTCTTAATCGGTTCAACAATTTTATATAACGTTTGTTCGTAACTCATTTCGATCTGCCTTCCGCGAAGCCTTTAAATACTCGTTCTTTTTTCTCTTCTTGTGTCTTTCCTTCCAGAATATTTTCTTCTTCTTGTATGCGGTTGAGGATTTCAAATGCATCAAATATAGCTAACTTTTTAGTAGCCGCAGCATTTTTAAGTCTATCAGCAGAAACATCATCATCTGTATTAGTGATGATTTTTTCTTTAGCCACATTTATCAACTCCTCGACTGCTCTATGCCCAGCTTGGATTATACGCTTCTTCGTTTCCTTTATGCTCATATTTAATTGTAATAAAATGTGAATAAACTCTATATAATAATTGATTATCAATAATAAATTCGTATTCACTGTTTGGTCTAAAACCAACTAAATCACCTTTACTTACAGTACCGTCAGTATATTCAACTATACCAGTTAAAGGTTTTTCTTTAGATGTATTAAATTTATTTGTAGCTTTTACAGGTTTTACAAAACAATAACCTTTTGGCGCTAACCATTTATTATCTCTATTGTATAAAAATATTTGATCTTTATAAACTATATAAGTATTTTCATCAAAATATGCTTTGCTGTTTCTTTCTACACCTCTGACGTCATGCCATCTTCTAAATACATTATGATGTACTATAACAAGATCGCCAGGCTCTATACCCATACTATCACCTATAATAGGACAAGATATTACTTTTGCTAGTCTATTTACGTACTCGTGGTTAAAAACTTCAGTGTTAAGTATTAACTCTTTATCACCAACAGACTTTTTATTGTTGTATCTTTGACCTACAGGCTCTATGACAAAATTGTATACGCTTTTCACTAATACTCTAGATTATATTCGACAGATATAGCCATATTCTTATTAAAGTCTTTCCAAGGTATAACCAAGTCTCCTTTTCTAATGTATATACTGTACTTGTCGTCTTCTTCTATAATATCACATATAGTATGACCTCCATAGACCTCTTGGCCTACAGAATAATGCATAGCATCAATTTTATAATCTTTACCTATTGTTATTTTACGAATTAGCTTGCTCATTTTCCTCTGGTGTTATCTCTCCGTTAGCAACGTTGATATTTGAAGAACCATACTTCTCTTTCATTTCCTTTTGAAACTTAGATATTTCTTGGTTTATCATACCAACTTCGTGAAGTATGCCATGCTTTTGCATCTCTAACGAACCTAATTGATTTCTACCTTCATTGATAGCATGAACTAAAGCTTGTACTCTAGCTAATTCATCTTTAGAAATTTTTTCTAATTGCGGTTTTAAGTCAACCGTCTTGGGAGTCTTTCTTTTTGCCATTTTATTTAATTTAATTAATTACTTTTTGTAAGGAAAAGCTTTATTTAACTTTTCTCTTCTTTCATTACATCCACAGTCGTTGATTCCAACTGCTTTAGCTATTTTTTTAACAACAGACTTTATGCCAGTTTTTGTTGTTACTGTTTCTATAGTATCACCTAAACCTTCGGGTTTTATAACTTTAGTTCTTTTCATTAACAGTTATTTATAGCTGTTACAATACCGTCAGAGCTAACCACTAGCTTTCTCTTAGTGCCAGGAGTTATTTCAACAGGATATGTTCCTGCGGCAAGCTGACCAGCAGCATTAAGATCTTGAAAAGCCCAGTCATGAACTTCTACTGTAGTATCTTGATTGTAACCTGTTGATCCAACGGTGTTACCTTCATTATGACTTATGTCTACATAGTAAAATATACCAGGAGATATTGATACAGCAATACCTAGAGCGTTAGTACAAGAATTTGATAATGTAGCTACAGTTGCATCACCTCCAACATTAACAGCGGTTATTGTTGTGCCAAGTGGTATACCTGGTCCAAATACAAACTCTCCGTTTGCTCCACTTATATCTGTGGTGCCTGCGTTAAGCGTAGTACCACCTGTTATTGCTGCTCCTGAAATATTAGTTATTGTATCACAATCTTTTCCTTCTCCACCCATTGGCTTTCCATTACATGGCTTTGCACAGTACATTTGTACTTGCCAACCTGTACCGCTACAAGGACCATCTATAACTAACGTTACGTTTGTAGGAGATGCGTTTGGCTTTGGAACAACCATAGTGCAATTACCAGGAGCGTTAGTGGTTAAAGTAACCTGAGACGCCGTATAAGCGTTGCCACCGTTTAAATCTACAGTAGTGCCATCTGACTCGTAGGCTCCAGCAGCTTGGTCGTAGTAATGATTGTTTCCAGTAAAAGTAACACCATCACTACCATCTGCGTTTGTTAAGCCACAGTTTGCTCCAGCGCCTATTGTACCAACAACACCTTCTAAATAACCTTCATTTACCGAAGAGTATTCTGATGCTGTTGTTCCATCGTAAGTCCAAGTACATCTATCAGGAACTGACAAAGGGTTAAACTTAACTATTACAGCACCGGTTGGAGCGCCCATATTACCAATTAAAGTATATAAACCTCTACCACCAGCGCCGCTAATCGTTACCGGACATGCTATAACAGGGTGATCACCAGAAACGTCATCTGCTAAAATGTGGTATGATAGTTCGCTCATACCGGCTCCTATGCCGTTACCGTGTGTACTCATTTAGTATCCGAAATAACAAATTATACCGCCATCATCATCTGCAGATGGTCTAACCTCGTCCCAACGACCATAAATAATCATGCCTTTTGGATATACGTTAGCAGCAGCGTCTTCACCACCTTGACCAACTCTACCAGGAGAGTCTGGGTGAAAAACTAAAGATGTCGCAGCGGCGTTAGCGTAAATTATTGGTTGATCTAAAGCTATTTGATTGAGAGTGGCGTTTACAGATGTTACCTTAGCTTTTCTAGCTAAAAGTAAATTTGTTTGACCAGCTGGTATAGTTCCAGTTATTTGAACAAAATCACCAACATTAATATCACCGGCACTAAAAGCTTGTATTACAAAAGGAGTTCCAGCTCCTACAGTAACATTACCGCCACTAGCATTAGTAAGTGTTTTAACCACTAAAGAGTCGTTGGCAGCTGCACCTATTTCAAAAAACTCGTGTCTAGCGCCAGTTTCATCAGTAGCTGCTTTTAGTATAGTTGGAGTGTTAGCTGCTAAAAATTGTATAGCTACGATAACCATACCGTGAGGTGGATATACAGACGCATCGGTTTTACAATGAGCGCTACCCATTTGGCCAAAGCCATAACTTGTGATTGAATCTATTTTGTTTCCTGCCATTTTATTTTTCTTTTACTTGTTCATTCTTTTTTGAACTTCCACCGAAGAAGAAGTCGATTATTGTATTTACTTTAGCACTCATAGCACCAAATATTGTTGATATAAAGCTTATTTCAAATTCACCTAAGTCTATTGACTTTGTAACAAAATAATTAAACATTACAAAAGTAATACCAAAATAAGCTATAGTAAATAACGTTGCTAAAACCTTTTGAATAATAGCATCGTCCTTATACATATCTCTTGCAGACTTGCGATCTTCAACTTCTTTTGCAAACGCTTCACGCTCTGCATCAAGAAGTAACTTTTTAAGAGCAAGCTTAGCTTCGTCGCGTTCTTTGTCTGTAGTAACAACTTTATCAAGTATGCCTTCTGCATTGTCTACTATTTTACCAAACAAACCTCCTACTAAATTATTTAGCATCTCCTGTTATTTCGTAGTTTTTCTTTCCTTTTTTCTTAGCTGTGTAATCACCACCTTGAATATATTCACCAACTCTAGGCGCTTTACCAGGTCTGATAGTATCACCTTTTGCAAAGTTTACACTATCTTCCATAATTAAAGCAAAGTCTTTGCCTTTTTTATCTTTTCTAATCTCACTAGTATTTTCACCAACCGTGAGCTTCTTCTTTTGCTTCATAGGGCTCTTTCCGTAGAAAGTAGATCCTTTCATTTTAAAGCTTGATGGCTTTTTATAGTTTGGCATTTTTATTAATTTAATGTTGTTCCCACGGAAACTCTTTAGAACCTTCGTCTAACCACTTTCCGTAATACTTTATTTTACCGTCTTTTCTAGGAAAGGTTTGTCCTTCCCACTTAACATAATCATCTCCATATCCAAGCTTGTTAGTTTTCATGTCAACAATATGTTTCATCTCATGAACTAATGTATGCTCTTCTAATGGACTACCGGGCTCTAATTTGTCACTAATAAATATAGTTCCGTCATTATTAGCCTCTCCTAATATACCTTCATCTAGTTTTTTTCTAAACACAGGTGTTCCAGGTACGCTAGGGTCTGCTTTAATTCCAAACCTATTTCCTTTTTTTACACCTCTTGATTCAGAGCCTAACTTAAAAGCCATATTATTTTCTTAGTCTAGCTATTAAAGCTTTTTTCTTTTTATCTAGTTCCTCTTTAGTAATTTTGCCGTCTTTGTACATTTGCATTAACTTACCGTACTCTTTTTCATATTCAGCATTATTACCGCCAGTAACAGGATCTACCTTATTAATTTCTTTTGGATTTTCTGGTTGTAGCCTGTTTTGAGGACCTACTGGTTGTTTTCTTTGTTTGTTTGGGCTTTTCTTCTTTTCCTTTTTGGTGGCTCAGGAGGTCCCATTTTAGGAGCGTTTGCTTTATCAGCAGCTAACTCTCTTTCATAATCCTCAACTTGACCAGTATGCAAACTACCATCAGAAGCTTGATAATACTTCTTGCCGTCTTTGTAAATTATTTTTCCTTTAGACTGAGTCATAGTAGCTTTTTGCTTAGCCATTGAGTGGCTTCTAGATCCGTAAGCCATTGGAAACGGTGATTGTTTGTATGCCATTATCTTGTTGGGTCTTTTATCATATCGTCTATAGCTTTATTGTAAACTTTATCTGTATATGATTTATTATTATAAAATACACTTCTATCTGACGTAGGTAAATCTTCTTCTCCTAGTAATATTCTGTAAATCCTACTAACTAAATGATTACACTTATGAGATGTTTTGTAAACACTATACTTTATAGTTGTTCTGTTTCTTTGTCTCCAAACATCTATCCAGCCAGAAGATCGAAGTCGCTCCCACCTCTCTTTATCCCAAGAGTAGGTGTAAGCTCCTTCAATAAATTCATTTCTTGTAAATCTACCTTTATGATTAAGATAGATCAAAAGCTCAAGATCTGCGTCTTTTAACCCGTAAGTCTTACAAGCCCATTTTCTAACGAGCCTGTAATACTTAAGGATTTTTAAATCTTTTAGATCTTGACTAGTTAGTCTCATTAACTAGCGTGAGCGTCTAAAGTAATAGCACAACCAACTATCTTTATACCTTTACTTGCCCAGTAATCAAGAATAGTTTGTTGACCATTAAAATCTAATGTGTGCATGTCAATCTTTTTGTTATACTCGTGAGAGTTACAAGCGATCTCCATACCTTTACAAATATCTGGATACGCACCAGCGCTGTGAATAAGATGTACAACATCAGTAGCGTTATTTCCAGATTGAGCTTTAAAGTGTAAATCTGTTTGGTCAAGTCTACGATTTTGTGTTGAACCATCTGCATCAACACCAGTAAGTCTTTGAGCAGCCGCACTTGAAAAATCAGTTGGCTCAAGATCAGGATCGATACCATTACCACTTCTGTATTCTACAGCGTCAGCACCTAAAAAGCTATAAGCTGGAACTAAAAGATCAGTACCTCTAGTAAAGTTTGTTCCGTGTGCTGTATCTCTTTTTCTTTCAATGATAGTAATAACAGCGTCGTTAGCTACAGTAATACCTTTTGTAGAGTTGTCTGTTTGGTTTGAGACTTCAACTTTACCAGCGTCAATTTTAATAATATCTTCACGTATCTTAATTCTATCACCTTTAGCAATGTTTCTAGCATTATCAGCGTTTGCTCCAGACTCTTTCTTACGTGTAGTATCAGTTAAGTCTAGCTTATCTTTAGTTTTAAGTTCTCTTTGCTTAGTAGATTCAGTTTGTGCGTTTGATGGTAAACCATCATCATCAGCTGTAAAAGCTTCAACGATAATATCTAAACCAGGTAAAGAGTCTAATGCTGCAGCACCTTTAGTTATGTTTGCAAGAGCAAGACCGTCAGCAGCTAATGTTGGTGTACCAAAGTCTTTAAGGTTACTAGCCTCGGTACTACTTGTTGTTTGGAAAAATCCCTTGCTTTGAAAATACAACCAAGGGTTTCTCATTTTTAATCTATTTGACATTTTTATATATTTTTATTACGCTATAGTTAGCGAGTTAACATCTGAATTAATATGATTTCCGAAAGCGATTCCTAACGACTCGTCTGCTAATGTTGTAAAACCTTCAGGTGTTACATTGTTGCAAGCAGCAACTATATCGTTCATCATTTTCATCATTTCTACATAAGAGTCTTGATCTGCAGTTGATCCTGCAATAAGTTTGTATTGTAAAGAAACTTCATCATCAACACCAACATCGTTAGTAGCGTGTGAACTACCAACCCAGCCAGCATCATTTTTAACATTCATAATGTGCATGTCTACAATACCTTCTCCATCAGTAGAGCAAGAAATCACTCTATAAGTTGGAAACATATAAGCGTGATCTTCTGCTGATATGTTATCGCCTGTCGCTCTAGCGCAAACATATAAATTGTTGTAATATCTATTTGTCATGATTCCTATATTTATTGAGTTATTGTTACTTCGCAATCAGTAATTGCTATAAGTCTAGAAGCCTCTGTTGCGTCAGCTAAGTTAGTAGTATTAGCAGGCGCTTTTGGACAAGGCCAGAATACTCCTGTTCTTACATTAGCTACGTCAATGAATTTACCTCGTGGGTCAGACACAGCAGCAGCGATTGCACGCATAACTTCTTTGTGACCTCCTTGAGAGTGAGTTAGTTCAACAACGTCAAACTTAGTCTCGTCAATAGTAGTAGGTTCAAATAGAACTTTTGTTTTGTTCACAGCTGAAGGAAAGCATCCTAAGAACTGTGTACTCTTTTTAACCATAGCCGTTGCGGTCGTATAGTTAGTTTCACCTTCATCAAAGTAAAGGTAGTTGGGATTGATCCACATAATTTAAAGATTTTGTGATTAATAATTGTTTTAAAGATTTTTGTTTAAGGTATTAGTTTGTGGTTTATGTTTAATCTACTAATACAATATCACTTGCTTTAATTACAAAATAAAGTTTACCATCAAAATCAACACCGTGACCAGCGTGCTTGTCGTAATATATTGTATCGTCTTGATTAACACCTTCAACTAAATTACCTACAGATATAACTTTACCTTTTAAGTACCTAGTATCTTCAGCTAGCTCTTCTGTTAGTATAAGACCACCTACTTTCTTTTCAGTGGTCTTTGCTTTGTCTACAACTACATAATTATTTATCGCTCTCATAATCGTCTTGTCTTGCGTTAGAAATTACACAGTCCGCAGATACTATTGTCATAACAACACTAACCGCGTTTTTCAGCGCCGATTTTGTAACCAAAACCGGGTCTATAATACCTTCGGCTATCATACTGACTTCTTTACCTGTAACTACGTTTACACCAATACCTTCTTTCTCTGGATAACCTAGTGCTTCAAAGCCAGCATTAGACATAATTACTTCAAAAGGAGACTTTATTGCTTTAAGCAATATTTCTTCACCCACGTTAGTGGGTTCGATTTTTTGAGACGCGTTAAGTAACGCAACACCTCCGCCTGGTACAATACCTTCTTTGAGCGCTGCTTTCGTCGCATATATAGCATCCTCAACCCTATCCTTCTTTTCCTTGAGCTCGACTTTAGAGTCAGCTCCCACCCGAATAACTCCAACCGAACCAGATAACATAGACAATCTTTGTTCCAGCTTTTTCTTAATGAAACCATCTTTTGTTTCTGCTATTAATTTATTTACTTGATCTATTCTTTCGCCTACAATCTCTTCATCGATGTCTGTAGTTATTACAGTAGTGCTAGAGTCTGTAGATGAGAACTCAGCCTCACCTAAATCTTCAGGTGACATTGTGTCTAAGTCATCTCCTAGCTCTTCGTTCATTACGGTAGCACCTGTTAATATGGCAAGATCTTCACATGTATCTCGTTTTGTTTGCAAGAAGCCTGGTAGGTCGATAATATTTACTTTAATATTACCTTTCACCTTGTTCATAAGTAGCGCAGACTTTACCTGCTGAGCTACTGGAGCTACAATAAGTAGAGATCTGTTGTTTTTTATTACAAATTCTAAGATATTTTGTATTCTACGTATGTTTGGTATTTCAGACATACATATTAATACGTAAGGATTATCTAACTCACACTTCTGTTTGTCGATGTTAGTAACAAAATGCGGTGAAGTTAGCCCACACTGGTCTAATTGTACACCGTCAACAACTTCTACGTAAGTTTCTTCAGTTTCTGACGTCTCCATTAGCACAACTCCGTCTTTTCCTACAGAATTATACGCATCTGCAATGATTTTACCAAGTTCTGCGTCGTTATTACACGATATAGACGCTACATTTATCAATGTTTCTTCGTCTACGTCAATTTTAACGCTTTCAAGGTAGTTATTTACCTTTTCTAAGCCAGAATTTACACCATTTTTGATGTCTCTGGTAGAAACTGAGCCGTTTTCTTTGTTTTTAACTGTTTTTAGTAGTGATTCTGCTAGTACTGTAGCGGTTGTAGTACCATCTCCGGCTTCTTTTACCGTGTTTTTAGCAGCTTCTTTGATTAAAGTGGCACCTATATTTTCAACCGGATCATATAAGACTACGCTTTCTGCAACGGTTACACCGTCTTTTGTGATCACCGGTTTGCCAAGTGCATCCTCGTATACTACACACTTGCCAGATGCTCCCAGGGTTGACTTTACTGCTCGTGCTAGTTTTTCAACGCCTGCACCAATTTTAGATTTAGCGTCCTCACCAAAGTTTAATTCTTTGATGAGGAGACTAGGATTGTTGTACTCCATTTTATTTTATTTAATTTAATTTATTTGAGTTATTTTTTGAAGGTCTTAACTACTTTTGGACCTTTTGTAGCCTCTAACTTTTTAGAAAAATGCTCTACGCTGCCATCAATTGCAGCCTCAGCACTATCCATAGTTTCTCGGCGTGTTACATCATGCCAGGAATTGTTCTCTGGGTTAGATACTTCGGTTTGATAATAACCATTTGGTAGTTGAACAATACGCCAGTTTTCTTTGTTGGCTAAGTGTTCCCACTGCTTTTTGGTTTTCTCATCTGTTTTAATGTGACCTCCCACATTTGCTGTTGAGGTCTGGTAATATAGGTACGTCATTTTAATTTGGTTTTAGGTTAATAACGTGGTATCAGGACTTTCCTGATTATTTTTTATATTGTTGTCTTAACATACTACCTGGATCGTTAACCAAGTTGTCAAGTTCGCTTTGTGCTCCTTTACCGCCAATGATTCTTGCGGCTTTAGCAGCTGGATTTAAAAAGCCTAAAGCTCCTTTTCCACTAGCTATATTCTTCACACCACCTATTAAACCTTTTAAAAATTTATTTGGTGATGCATCATAACCTGTTACAGCGCCATCTTTAGCCATTTGTCTAGCTTCAGCTGGAGAGAAACCTTCGTTCATGTAATCTTCAAAAGTTTTTTTCTTTGACTTTTTTACGCTTTTAATCGTTTTTTTAGTCATATCTTCACTTGCCTTTTCAGCCGACTTTTTCTTTTGCTGAAACGCAGAGGACTCAGATCTACCATCTGGCATGTTTCTGTATCCGTTTCTCTGTACTGTCATTTTTGGGTACATAGATGGACCCTTCATTTTATACGCCATAACTTTTATTTTTTATATTTTTTATTAGGAGACGTTCTTCTAGCTCCACCCATACGCGCAACTGGTACTTTATGATCTTTTGGCTTTTTTGGCAAAGTATTTGGATCAAGTGGCTTCATTTTGTTAGCCATTCTAATCTTTTCTTTATCTGCTTTAGTCACTTTTTTCATGCCTTGCTTAGCAGGAGACTTACCATGCGCCATTTTATTTGGAGCACCTTTACCGCCATCAGCTTTACTAGCATGTACTGCTTTACGCTGTGCATCAGACTTATATCCTTTCATAGGAGATTTTTTCTTGCCTGTTCCAGCAGCGCCTAATTTTGCAGCTTTTTTAAACTCTTTTCTAATTTCACGCTTTTGCTTACGTGTTATTTTCTTGCCATCTTCATCGTACTTCTCGTAATCGCTGTACTTCTTCATGTCTCTGTCAGTTGGCTTTACAGGCTTATCTTTCTGCTTCATAGGCGTTGGCTCGTTGCCCATGTTAAATACTTTGTAATCCTGTGGATTTTTGTAGTTTTTTGCAGGTGACTTACCGTACTCTTTAGCAGGAGACTTAGGTTTATCAATAACACCTTTTGCCATCAATATATCTTTTTGCGTAACTTTACCGTCACCTGACATATCTGGAAAATTTTTCTTCATTGGGCTGTTTCCATAAGCCGATGCTTTCATTTTAAAGGCCATAACTTTTGTAAAATTTTTCTCGTTGTTTTTGTTGTTCTTTTTTAATCCCTCTATATCCAGCTAAATCTCTGTCTAACCACTTAGCACGCTTTAAACGTCTTGGATCTTTCTTGTACTTGTCTTTAGTATCTGTGTTTTTAGCTTTGATGATGTTATCATCTTGGTCAAGAACAATCTTAGATCTATAGTTACTCCCTTTTTGCTTTGTTTTAATAATAGTTCTACCACCTCTTGTTTTTACTTTTTGTTTGAACTGAGGTAGCTTCTTCAAAAGCGGAGACTTGGGACTCATTTTAAATGCCATATATGTACTATTACCTAAAGAGTGGGTATGTTAAAAATAAAGACATTACAAATATAGAACCCGGGTGCTACCCCCTACCGTATTAGCACTGCCACCTCCTAAAAAGTCACTTTTTTTGGCCCAGTCTGGCCTTTTTTTATTGTTTTTTATATATTTTTCAGCAAACTAAATACGACTGTATACAGATAATATATATGTAATGAGACAAACAAATAATACATATAATAAAACTAATACAACAATACTACAAATAATTACTATAACAATACAACTAACATTATTTATACTATTGTAACTACAAACTAAATACGACTATCAACAGATAATATAAATGTAAATATAAACTAAATTAAATTAAATTATTATGACTAAAAAAAGATTTGTATTGAGCAAAGCTCTAATCGGTAAAAGTGTAATCATTGAATTCACTAACAAAAAAGGTATAACATTTAAGTATGACCATGATGCAGTCTACTCACTCAATCAAGAAAAGATTGAAAATATGGAGTGCTGGCATAAATACGGTAACTATACCAATAGTAATAATCTGCCTACTTGGGCACGTGAGTGTACAGTTGAATAAACTGTGACACTTGCCACCTACTATCCTTTAACTTAACAACCTATTGTCACACTATTATGCTACATGATATTACAATACTAATTGTGCTCGGAATTATACTACAATATATTGAAAATATAATTGCACAAAGCGGACAAGCGCGCAAGTGCTCTCGCTATAGAAATAACAAATAAATAAATAACCTACTTTAATAATTAAAATTATGACTAATACTAGACTACACAGAGAATTACTTAAGCAACAGTTAATGAACTATGATTACTCAAATACTCCTGAAGACAAATCAATACTTGTCGAGTTAGATTACTCACAAATTACTGTGTCAACTGAAGGCCCAAGTGGCTTCACTCACTGGAAATCCTCAGGTGGTAGTCTAGAAAATCTAATTGAGTTAATGAACAGAGAAGTCTCTCGTAATCCTGACTTTGATTTAATTATAGTAGATAAACATACAGACTAAATACGACACTAGTAAGATAATATAACTGTAACTAATAAATAATATACAATGCAAAAATTTACTATTCAAAAATCAACTAACATTATTAAACTAAATAATAATACTTACATACCTTTTCAACTACATCAATTACCAGATTACTATCAAGAAATATCTTTATCTGACCAGTTCAAAGCAAAAGGTTATGTCTATATAAATCAACATGCATTAAAGTCTTACAACAAAGACACTCACACACTTAATCGCGACTTAGATTACAGACTAAGAAGATAACAATATAAATACGATTACTAAAAGATAATATATACAGTTATGCAAACAAAATTAAAAAAATATAAACTACATTACTTACACGCTAAACAATATGGCGACACTGATATACAAGTATTATACTTCAATAAAATACAAGACTTGTTAGCACAAGAAGTATACAGTGAGTTTGGCTATGATACTTGTAGTATGGTAGAAAAAGAAGAGATATTAAATAATACACTTAAATTATTAAAAAATGACTAGAAAAGAATTGCAACAAATGTTACAAACTATGGACCATTACACTATGATGTCTTGTGACTATCGAGTGTTTGAGCATGGTAGAAAACAAAGAGACTTTGTGCTTGAACAACTAGATAAACTGTTCGACAAGAAGTCTGAAGCTCTTGAGTTTTACAATGAAAATGTACCTGAAGGTGTAGGTTACAGACAAGATTATATTAACGAATTAAAAGCAGAAGGAAACTAATATGAAATTTACTTGGCAACAATATGGAATAAGTATATCTATTGATAAAGATAACAAAGTGAAGCAGGAAAAAATTAAACATCAGCATGATAAGCTTGCTGAGTTTGATAAGTGGTTTGCTAAATTAGAAAAAAGATATAATGAAGAACAAGAAAATAAATACTACTAAAATGAGCGATAGAACTAAAGAAGCTATAAATTATAGCATAATGTACTTAGGAATAATAGCGTTTTTAACGTCTATAATATACAATATATGTACGAGTGGACTTGGGTTATAGTAGCTTTCTGGTATTTATCAGTAGCAATATATAGAGCAAATGAAGAGAATTAAATTAACTGTAGCATCTATACTACTAGGTGGTATGTGCTACGCTCAGTGTACATCAGATGTAAGAACTGAGTTAGAAAAAGAAAGACAGGCAATTGAGTATCGATTACTAGATATGATAGATGCTATACGTATGGATATGTATTATGGCAAAGTGTTTGAAGACGCAGGTATGTATTACATTAACGAGATAAATGAAATACGTGCGCAAAATCATCGCTTAGCTAATACTATAGATACTACTTATGTAGAAACAGATGTATATTACACCGAGTATAATACAAACTAAATACGATTACTTTCGGATAATATATATGACAAAAGCTTATTAAATATGAATAATTATTGTAAATGTGGTGAGCCCGTACACCCTGTTAGGCAAAAATACGGGTACAAAACATGTGTTAGTTGTAGTAGTGTAGAGCGTGTTGCGTCGGCACCTATTACTAATCATAAAACAGGTAATACAATACAAATAGTATCGCAGGAATTATCTGCAGCTATTTACAAGGCAAGTAGACGTAAAGGCTACGGTACATGCCTTAGATAATACTAGTCAGGTTTAACAATAAGCGAAGCAGTAGAAGTGCTGTGGGAGTCGAATGTGTAGGCGATTGAGTCTACCTCCTGACGCCGGTATAAAGTAGGTGGCATCACTGCGTAAAGTTACCGCAACCCGGCTCACCGGAAATCGGTTCCTACTTTATAATATACGAGTGTGGCGCGTGAGGTGTGTCGTGTATGAGGTTCTTAGCCCTCCCTTCTTACTCACTTGGCCACCTCGTTTTATTAAAATAGATATGAAGATGAAAGACGGAGCAAGATTATTCGCTATAATGCTTATCACTGAGTTAAAAAAACAAGGTGAAGATAAAGCAGTAAAAACAGTATTAGAAACATTAAAACAATTAGATAAATGATAGTATTAACAGTATTAGACTTTGAAGATGGTCTAGTGTATCAGTATCATATAGAAACTGATAACGAAATGATGCAAACAGAAGACTTTGAAAAGATTATGATTGACCAAGGTCATAGATTAGATGATTGTGAGTGGATGTCACACTCAGACGGAAGAATTAACATGATAAAATTAGAATTATGAGAAAAATAACACCATTAACAAAGCCAAAAGGTATATTTTTGGTAACAAACCCAGGAAAATAATATGAAATATAAAGTAACAACAGCTACTGAAGCACATCAAGTATTTGACATGCTCGGTATTAAAAACGTTTCAACAAGACGACAAAAGAAAAATGGCACGCAAGTATACGAGCTACCTATACACCAAATGTGGCAGACGTGTAATCCAAAACCTCTGCGTTTTGCTTGTTATAGAACAGGTTATGTACGTAACGTAAGTGAGTATAACTCAAGTGCTTATCAAATTAACAAAACTAAAAAGGTAGAAGTAAATGAATATCATAACTATTACGAACGAACAGAGCGTATACTTATACCTAATTATGATGAGCGAATAGTATACTTAGCTAATTTTATACTAAGAAATTACTATCAAAAACCTACATACTTAATGAACGAATATACTATTAAGTGTTTGAAAGAAGCTTATCTTGAGCAAAACAAAACAGGTTTACCATTTGGTGATATTGTTAACCCAGACTCTACACCAATAGACGACATTCAAGTAATTATTAACGGACATAGATACAATTTATCATGAGTACATTTTACAAAGACACAAGAGTTAACGGTAAACTAGCTAGACTAGAAGACGTTATAGACGAAACGTACAAAAGAGCATTAAAAACTATAGATGATAGTTTATATGAGCTTATAGGTACAAGCGAGAGTAATCCAGATGAATTTTATGAAGACTATCATGAAGCATTTGATTTAGTTATTGAAGAATTAAAAAAGTTTTTATACAATGAGTAAAAAAAGAAAATTAAACAGCAAAAATCCAAAGTACAAGACAGAAGCACAAGTAAAAGCAACAACTAAAGAAGTTCTTAAAAAAGAATTAGTAGCTGAATCTAACGGCGCTAAAGTGTATTCTGTATTTTACAGATAAAATACGAACACCAACGGATAATATAATAAACCAATTAAATAAACCATTATGACTAAAGTAGAATTAGAAGTAAAGTTAGAAGCTTTACAAAAGTTGCTTGAAGAAAAAGCAAATGAGCAAACGACTTATCAAAACCAGATAAACGACTTACAAAGACAACTAGACGACTTAAACAAACCAAAGCTTACTGGCTTTCAGTTTAATCAAGTTAGAAAAGCAATTGAAACCGCCGTTATGAACTATCCACTTGACGACGTTGACAACTATAGTATTGACTTCGGCCTTGATTACGACGGCAGAGTACACTGCGAGTCGTTTCAATTTGACTCTGCTGACGACTTAGCTGAAGATATAGCTCAAGGTGTTGAGTATTTGTTTGCTATAGTAGATGATGAAGATAATAACCAAGAAAACCAAGACTAATATGAAAGACGGTGTATATGAAAGCGATAACGCTAGATACTTTGTACAAAACGGTAAAGTGCTAATGCACTTAAAAGGTATCGGCTGGTACAAAACAACTAAACATTTTAACTTCGGTACGTGGGTGTCAGAGTTGAACTCAGCAATGAGTGCTAACTTTAGCCATGCGTATAACATAGCAAAACAATGGTAAATGAAAATAACTTTAATACTAATATTCGTTATACTATTTGTAGAGGCTTATAGTATGCGAGATAAATACCAAGAATAATATGACAGGAGAACAAATAGAAAATTACATTACAACTCAACTAGAGTGTAAACCAAGACATGATTGTGAAGCTTTAGCTAATGCTATTAACGATATTGCAGAAGAAATAGATTTTGATTCTTTTAGACTAATGCAGTTATTACTAGAAAATAAACCTATTGATGCACTACATACGCATAGCTATGGCTTCCATACAGCTAATGGTAGACAAATTATTAACGGAATACAGAATAAATATTATGAGTACGAGAGCGCAAGTTAGATTTGCTACAAGAGAGCAAGGTGTATCATTTAACGA